TGAGAGATTTCCCCCATGGCGCTTGGCCCAGCCCTGATCCCTGTCGCGAGCGCGTCCTATCTTGAGGACGAAGCACGGAGGGACGCTGCAAAAAAACAGAACGCCCCGGTGATTCAGGGCCTCGCCGCCCATATGCGCCGCCGCTGGGAGGTGCTGCGCGATCACAAGCGTAGCGAGATCGAACCCCGGTTGACGGCCTGTCTGCGCGCGCGGAACATGGAGTATCCCCCCGAGAAGCTTGCCGAGATCAAGCGGCACGGGGGGTCCGAGATTTTCATGGGCATCGTGTCGGCGAAGTGCCGGACGGCCACCGCGTGGTTGCGGGACACCCTTCTCGGCACGGGGGGCGACAAGCCGTGGGCGCTGTCCGCTACGCCGATTCCCGAGGTGCCGCCGGGGGTAAAGCAGCACATGCAGACCATCTTGCAGCAGAACTTGGCTCAGTATTACTCGGCTGGGAATCCGCCGCTCGCCCCGGAGGAACTACAGCAGCTAGTCGCTGGCATGAAGGACACCGCTATGCGGGCCATGTCGGAGGAAGCCAACAAACGAGTTGGCCGCATGGAGATGAAGATGGAGGACCAGCTGATCGAAGGCGGGTTCACCAAGGCCATCTACGAGTTCACCAACGACATTGCGACGTTCCCTTTCGCCGTGTTGAAAGGGCCGGTGCCGCGTAAGCGCAAGCAGCTGACCTATGCTCAGGGCGGCATGGTCGCCGTGGACGTGCTGCGGGACGAGTGGGAGCGTGTCGACCCATACAAGTTTTACTGGGCGCCGTGGGGAGACGACCCGCAAAACATGCCGTGCATTGAGCTGCACCACCTGACCCGCACAGATGTCGAGGCCATGCTTGGGGTGGAAGGCTACGACGAGGCTGCGGTCCGGTCCGTGCTCGCTGATTTCGGGGTTGGCGGGTTCGGGTGGCTGGACCGCGACGACTCGGAGATAGAGGCCGCTTCGGGCAAGGATTTTGACGACGCCGAGGCGGATATAGTGGCTGCGCTTCAGCTCTGGGATTCGATACCGGGGAAAATGCTCATTGAGTGGGGCATGGACGAGGCGGAAGTGCCCGACCCGCACCTGTCGTATGCGTGCGAAGTCTGGATGATCAACAATCAGGTCATCAAGGCGGTCCTCAACTACGATCCGTTGGAGCGGAAGCCGTATTTCGTGACGTCGTTTGAGAAGGTTCCGGGCCGAATTGACGGAAATGGCGTGGCTGACCTGACGATGGACGCTCAGGATATGTGCAACGCGGCGGCGCGGGCGCTGGCCAATAACATGGGTATCTCGTCAGGCCCGCAAGTGGGCGTGAATATCAGCCGTCTCCCCGCCGGAGAGGATATCACGCAGATGTATCCGTGGAAAATCTGGCAGTTTCGGCAGTCGGATTACAACGACCCGTCGCCGCCCATGACGTTTTTCCAGCCGCAGTCGAACGCGCAGGAGCTGATGTCGGTGTTTGACCGGTATCTGGCCATCGCCGACGAGGTGTCGGGCATCCCGCGCTATATGACAGGTGAGCACGTGCCGGGCGCGGGTCGAACGTCGTCCGGGCTTTCCATGCTGATGTCGAACGCGGGCAAGAGCATCAAGCAGGTGATCGGGAATATCGACCACGATGTTTTGCGGCCGATGCTGGAACGCCAGTACCAACGGAATTTGCGGTATGCGACCGACCCGGACCTCATTGGCGATGTCAAGGTCGAAGCGCGCGGGGCCATGTCGCTCGTGGTCAAGGAAGCTGAGGCGGTTCGCAAGAACGAGTTCCTGCGGCTCGTCCTTGAAAGCCCAATCGCTCAGCAGATTGTGGGGCTGCCGGGGACGGCCGAACTCATGCGCGACCTCGCGGGGAACCTCAACACCAACGTAGACAAGCTCGTTCCGACACGGGAGCAGATCATGCAGATGCAGAACGCGCAGGTGGCTCAGCAGCAGCAGGCGCTCGCGGAGGAAGAAAACCTCCAAGAAGACGGTTCGCAGGTCGGTGGGCGACAGAGCAACACCGTAAGCCCGCGCCCCAACGGCGTGTGAAGGCCAGATGTGTTGACACGTAAACTTGTTGAGGGTAGCTTTACCGCATGATCAACGTGAGGGAACTCTCCAATCAGGAGCTGCAAGCTCTGAACCGGATGAGACTGGATAACGCAGTAGTCCTAAAGTTGATCGCCGCCCACTTCGAGGCGGCGAAGCAGAAACTGGTTCGGGAGGGCGATATGGTGCTTATCCACCGCCTTCAGGGACGAGCGGAAGCGTACGAAGACTTGCTTCGGGCGGTCGACGAGTCGGCCGAAGCACTGAACCGCGCGTAAGCGCAGGAACGAAGCAGACCATCATGGGACCAGCACACAGAAGGCGCTGCGGAACAGAGTTGGAGCTTTAAGGAGACACAAATGGCGTTACCCAAACAGGTGCAGGCACAGCTTGCCGAAGTCGAAGAACTGGAGAGGTCCATGTCGGCCCGTAAGGGTCAGCCGGAAGATGATGAGACATCGGATGCGGCTGAACCGGAGGAAACCGAGGAGACCGAATCAGACCTTGAAACCGAGGAGGCCGCCAAGACCGAAGGGGCGAAGCCAGCTGACGAGTCTTCGACGGACGTAGCGGACGACTTTCGGCAGAAGTACAACACCCTCAAGGGGAAGTACGACGCCGAGGTTCCCAGACTTTACGAACAAGTCAGGGGTTTGACCGACCAGATCGCGGAGCTGCGGGCGCAGCTTGCCGAGAAGGAAACGGCGGACGAGCCGACGAAGCCGGAGGAGAAAGTCAGTTATGTGACTGACGCTGATCGAGAGGAGTTTGGCGAAGAACTGATCGACGTTCAACGACGCGTGGCGCGAGAGGTTGCTCAGGAGTATGAGCAGCAGCTCAAGGCCCAGTCCAAGGTGATCGACGAACTGCGCAAGCAGGTCAACCAGACCGGGAATCAGGTCGGGGAAATGAGTTTCACGCAGCGCCTTCACGCGCTCGTGCCGGATTTTACCCAGATCGACCACGATGAACGTTGGGTGCAGTGGCTGGACGAGCATGATCCCATGCTCCGAGGGCCGCGCCGTATCCAAGCCAAGGCCGCGTACGACAACGGGGACGCCGAGGCAGTCGCGCACTACGTGCGGCTGTTCAAGGAGAGCCTCGATGCTGGCGCCGAGAAGACGGCTGCGGATGCACAACGCCAAGCCGAACTTGAAAAGCAGGTCACGCCGGGTCGTTCAGCGGCCAGCGCGAGTAGGCAGTCTTCGGACAAGGCCGGAAAAGTTTACTCTCAAGGTGAGCTGGACCGGAACTGGGCGAAGATCAGAACCCTGAACTCGTGCGGGCGGTACGAGGACGCGGCCAAACTTGAAGCCGAATTGACGGTTGCGTACTTGGAAGGTCGGGTTCGAGCCTGAACCCACTAACGTGTAAGCAGCCGTTGTAACCAACGGAACCGCAGGAGCACACAATGGCTGTTTTCCCCACCACAGGTGGTTTTACCACCAGCCCGGAGTATTCGGGTGGCTTTATCCCGCAGCTCTGGTCGAACAAGCTGAACGCGAAGTTCTACGCCAGCACCATGATGACCGAGATCGCCAATACCGACTGGGAAGGCGAGATCAAGAACCAAGGCGATACGATCCGTATCCGCACCGCGCCGTCGATTACGATCAACGACTATGCCGGTGCTGGTTCGACGCTGACATCTGAAGTCCCGACCCCGATCTACACGGACCTCCAGATCAGCAAGGGTAAGTATTTCAGCGTTCAGGTCAATGACGTGCTCGCGCATCAGGCTGACATGGACCTGATGAACATGTTCACCGACGACGCCGCCAAGCAGTTGAAGGTTTCCATCGAGGACGAGGTGTTCTACCATTGGTTCGTCACCGAGGGTGCTGACGCGGCTAACACAGGCGCCACCGCCGGTGCGCTGTCGAGCGAGTACAACCTCGGCACGGACACGGCCCCTATCGACCAAGCGACGCCCGCGAATGTTCTGAAGGCCATCCTCCGCATGTCGGCGGCGCTGGACGAGCAGAACGTCCCCGAGGAAGGTCGCTGGTTGATCATTACGCCGTTCGACCGTCAGCTGCTGATGCAGACCGACATCGCGCAGGCGTATTTTACCGGGGACCCGTCGTCGGCGATCCGTTCCGGCAAGGTCGGGATGCTGGACCGCTTCACGGTCTACGTCTCGAACCTCTTGCCGCGCGGCACTACGGACAAGAACATGGTTCGTGGGCTGGACGCCGTGGCCAACGGCACCGCCAGCGTGGGCGCGAAGCCGCGTCGCATGATGGTGGCGGGGACCAAGGCGTCCTGTGCGTTTGCGTCGCAGATCAACAAGACCGAGCCGCTGCGCAACCAGACCGACTTCGGCGACATCGTCCGTGGTCTGGCCGTCTACGGCCGCAAGGTCGTGAAGGACGAGGCGCTGGTTACTGCGCTGGTCGGCGCTCCGGCCTAAGCCACTGACTGAGGGGGCTTACCGGCCCCCTCAACACCCCGTAGAGGTACCGCTATGAAACCGATGGACATTATTACAAAGCTCGGGTGTGAGCGCGCTACGAACCGCGCGATTCTCAACGAGGGAGGCCGCCGCGCGGTGATCGCCCGCGTTGTGGACGGCGAGTGGCGGCTTACCGAGGAAGGCGAAAAGCGCGGCAAGGCGCTTGAGGACGCCGCACCCAAGAAACGCACCCCCAAGCCGGTGGCCGGTCCGCCGGGGGCCGAATAAGGGGGCTGAGCCGTGGCCACGGTCAGGGTAACAGATATCATCCGCCGCGTGGAAGATGTTCTTCAGGACACCAACGTTCGGTGGCCCCGGCTGGAGCTTCAAAACTGGATTAACGAAGCGTATCTTGCGGTTGTTCTCCTTCGGCCAGACGCCAACTCCAAGGCGGGGGCGTTTTCCTGCGCCGCCGGGACCCGGCAAAACGTGACGACTACATTCCCCACCGCGCTCCGGCTTCTAGACGTGACGCGCA